CAATTGGGCGAGTGTAGCCGTCTGCAATCGGGGCAATTTGTGCCATCATTAAGCTGTCAACAGTCACATCAGCGTCAACAACATTGATAGTCTTGTCAAAAACATAAGTAGAGCCTAAGTCAACAATCGTTTGTTTGGTCAATACTTGGTTAGCTTCTAAAACAGATAAATCAGCTTCGATTGTTGTTATTGTCGTCGTATCACCGCCCGTCGAACGCCACAAATCATAAAGCCACGTCTTAAATGCGCGTGTATTGGTCAGGTCTAGCGTGAGTGGTGATGCAGTCTTGCTCATGTTTTACCTGCCTCCACGTCAATATAGCCGCCCATCAACACGGTTTTTACAGGCTCACTACCAAATACTTTATAAACCCTGTCTCGTGAGTTGCCAAGCCTTGCCCACATTACACGATTTTTACGCTGCCCAATAACGCCTAGACTGGCTTCGCGTGGCGTGATGTAACTATGGCCGCCGTCGTCGCTATAAGTCAAATATACTAACGGGTCAGTGCCATTCTCTAAGCCAACGCCCGTTTCAAAGTTTAGGACTACTTCTTTATGCTTAATGCGCTTAAAGTCGCTAATGATATGAGCGCAGGTTCTCGACCATACAATTGGCAAACCTGCGTCAGTGTGTGTGTTTTCGTCTAATTCATACAGTACGCCGCTAACAAAGTCACCGACTAGATGTTTACCAAACGCGAACGCATAACAGGACGCTCTATCACGGCCTAGACCGTATGTCTCACGGACAGACCATGCAAGGTCATTGTCGCCAATTGACGCATCATAAACGAGTGTTTTATTGTCAGTTGGGAATGTCAGCACATAGAAGCTATGCCCGTTTTTTTGATAAGTATAAGCAAATGCGTCATCAAGACGGGATAGGGAATTAATGAGGTGTTCAATTCCTCGATTAGATATAATTTGTGGCGTGTATTGATTGAGTTTATAGACTAAGCCTGTGCCATGACTTGAACGGCCTAGAAAAAATACTGTGTTATCAAGTTTGGCAACTGACAACTTAGCAGCACAACCAACCTCCATCGCCGCGCCTTCACGTCTCGCTAATGGGAATGTTGCGTCACCACTATTAAACCATACTGTACTTACACGCTCGCCAAATAAAATAAGCTCTTGATGGTCAACAATATGCGTTACTAAATTATCAGGGTCGGCTTCATCGCTTGCAAAATCTAATGCGTCAAATGATGTAAAATCATTAAGATTCGATATGTAAAATTGCTGTGTGTTCGGCCTAATAAATACGCCATAGCCATCTAAATAATCAACACGAGGCGAACCGTAGAACGCAGGGTCAGTTATTTGAGCTAAAGTACCTGCAATCGTTTCGTACACATACGCCTTGTTTTTATAGCCGCTATTAAAACATACTTGGCCTGCATTGTTTGCCGCGATTGTTGTATCAAAATCTAGGTCAACAGTGCCGATTGTCGTGTAACTGTAATCATTGAGCACTTTGTAAAGATATGCACCCGCAACAACATACAACACTCCTCTAAACTCATACATTCCATAAATCGGAGCTGTTGGCAGAGTCAAGAACGCTATTTTGCCATCAACACGATAAAGCGTGAGCTTGCTATCTTCGGACGGGTCAACCTCAAGATACATATTAACCGTTTCTTGTGTGTTTTGATTGGGGCTAAAGCCCTTGTGTTGACCGCCTAGAAAATTAAACTTCATTAAAAGCCACCGCCCGTAATAAATGTTTTAGAGCCTGATTGCTTCATGTTACACGGTAAAAGCGCGTCAAACTTGGCTAATGGCACAGTGACCATCGACCGTAGCACAATCGCTTTTGACTCTTGCGCCAATAACGCCAATTCGGGCGATACACCAAAGCCAAACTCAGGCGCAATCTCAATGGCAAGATTAAACTTTAATGCGCGAATCCATTCAGGAGGATAGGGCAAGTCATCTGCTAAGGTCAATTCGGTAGCAGGGCGAATGTTGTCAAGCGTTAATGTGCCATCAGCAGGGACTGGGAATAAGTAAATAGTGGATAAAGGGTTATCAGGTTTTAATACAATATATTCAGGAATGCCGCCAATTGTTTTAATGCCGATATTTTCGTAATCAGAATAGTCAAGAATTGATAATGGATAATCTAAGCCACCTGTTGACCAAAAAGCATTATAAATAGCAGTAGGTCGCGTAGTGTTAATATCACCGCTTACGCCTATTGTGTAGCTAGTTGAGCCGTTACAAGAGTGTGTTACTTTGGCTGTGCTTGCAGATAAGAAGCGAGAAGCACCCCATGATCCGAGCATGAGATTTAATGCTTCTAAAGCATCGCTAGATTCGTCAGCGTTTGGAGTTTCACTAGATGAAACAGCACCGATTAAGCGCAGCGTGGCGCGAATTAAATCAGCAGTAACCATGCTACACCTATTAGAATTATTGGCTCATCCTTGAGCCTGTGGGAATTACAATTGATGAACTAAACGACAAGCCAACTCTGGATAAAGAGCCGCCATGCCATGAAGAATATCAAAGCGGCTTTTCCATGTGCCAGCATCACCATCAAACCAACGCACAAAGCGCATAGAGATATTACCAAAACGCTCACGGGCTGCCATGTCAACGCCTTTTGGAATATCCAAATCAGCACTAACAAAGGTAAACGCATCTTTATGAAACGCTAAGTTTTGACCGTAAGCAGTCGCGGAAGTACCTAAAACAACAATCGCGGAATTATCAGCAATACGGTTAGAACAGTTTTGATAAGCACCACCAGCAATCACACCAGGCGATACAGTCATAGTGATTGCGCCTGTAGTGTCGCTTACATCGCTAACAATCACAAACTTCTTGAGAACACCAGTGCTAACTTTGGTTTCAGGATGAACTTCATACACGCCAGCAAACGTAATGCTATCGCCAGCTTTTAATGCAGTACCACCACTTGTCCAGCCGTCAGTGATGATTGAAGATGTTGCAATGTAAGCGTTATCAGCACCAGTAGAACCTTGAGTCGCACCATTAGATAATGGAGTTCCGCCGTAAGTGCCAGTCGTGTGAACTGGAATCATGGTGTTTTCAAACACATCAAAACCACCAGTACGGCCAACCATGCCTTCACGATATTGGTCTTCGATGTTGCTAGAGCTTTGGAATAAGCCTTTAACAGCATCAGAGAACTCAACACGACTCGATGGATTCAACAAGAAAGTACGGTCAGAGCTAGGAGCTAGATTCTCTGTTAATCGTTGACCTGCTTGTTGGAATTTTTTGTAGTCAATCTGAGTTGATACAGTGCCTACTGCATTAGGTACGCTTTTGTACATAGACAACATAGCGTTGTATTCAATATCAGACGCTAATTGATTCATGGCAGGCTTTAGGAATTGCTCACTAAAGTCATTAAGGCTCATGGTCAATTCGGTATCAGTAATCGTGCAATCAACGCCTTTAATCGTGGCAACAGGTAACGATACTTTACGTTCAACCATGTTTTGTGCGCTGTAAGTCGAACCTGTACGCACAGTGAATTTGTTTGGTAAACGAACATCTAAGTTAGTACCAATTTTCGCGCCATTAACCGCAAAGCGGCTATCATATTGACGGTTAATCTTGGTTAAGAAGTTAGATTGAGCGTGCAAAATACGCAACGCTTCTTTGGTGATAATACTAGGGGTTAAAATGCTATTAGCCATGATGATGCTCTCTTAACGCTTCTCAGCGTTTCTTTTGTCGTAATTGGTCGTTTCGCCACTTCATCCACTCATCAATATCAGTAGGTGGTGCGCTATTGCTAGAGCCACCTTGCACTGGCTTGACAGGTGCAGGAGCGGACGATACCGCTTTAGGCTTTGGTACATTTGTTTTTGCTGCAATCTCACCAATAGCGATTAGCTGTTGTGTAGGTGATAACGCGGCAATTCGATAAGCCTCCGAAACATTTTTGCCCAACATATACGCGATTTCCGCGCCTTTCGGGTGTTGTGCAACTGCTTCAAGTGCCATCGGTGCAAATTCAATGTTAGCAACATTGTTAAACGCTTCGTCAAAGTCAGGAGCAACACTACGCACTTTATCCACTTTAGCAACCCAATCTTGAGCAACTGCCTGTGCTTGGGTTTGTTGTGCTTGTTGGCTTTGTGCTGTTTGCGTTTTCTGATTAAGCTTGTATTCTGCTACGGCTTCAACGTAATCATCTAAAGTGTCAAATTGGCTAATATCAGGTGCTTCTTGCTTTGGTGCAATTTGCGCCCGTAATTGCTCTAATTCGGCTTTATAACGATTAGCTTCTGCAACTGCTTCATACTTTTGACGGGTAACTTTATCAATGCGCTTTTTAACGCCTTCGGGTAGGCTGCTTTCGTCTTGCTCTTTTTCGGCTTCTTTGGCTTCAACTTCGGGCTGTTCGCTTTCGGTTTCTACCTTTTCAACTTCAATAGGCTCGACTACTTCGACCTGTGGTGATGAATCCACAACGACATCAGACTGAGTAGTATCACTCATGGGATTGGGTTTCCTTGCATCGGATTTACACGCGCCATCACGGCGACCTAGTTTTGACTGTCTAGTAACAGTGATATAAACATAATCTATAACAGGTATTTAGTCAAATGATTGTTCCTGCTCTACGTCAGGCAATTGCATTTGTGACATATCGACACCTCCACCCATATCCATTGGCATTTGCTCATCCATAGGCATTTGTTGCTGTTCTTGCTGCATCATTTGCTCAGCCATTGGGTCGAAAACTTCTTGCTGTTCGTGCTGATAAGTCTCGCCTTCTTCTGGCAATTCTGGCTGTTGTGCGGCATTAGCTAAAGCGTCGTTAATCAATGCCGCTACTTCATCCATTCCCATACCGTAATCTTTCGCTAACTTTGCAAATTCAATCTCTGCTTTAACGTCAATCTCGTACTTCTTGAGCCGCAATTCATCGTCTTTGTCATCCTTCTCTGACTCTAAAAGCTGTATCTGTTTAGTCATTTCATCAATTTGTTGCTTGCCTTGCTCAATCATCGCTTGCACTTCGGGCGGTAGTTGTTTCTGTTCGCCGTCCTCGCCCTCATTTTCTTGCAGTTGTGGCGGCAACATCTTTTTCATGCGCTCGGCAATCTCGTCAGCCCCATCCCAATCCATGGCTTTAATGATTAAATCACCTGCAATCTGCATAATCGCAGGATTAACACGGGCAATCTCAACCATGCTATTCAACGCTTCAATACGCTTAGTTGCATAACTTGCGCCTTGCGTGACTACTAAGTCATATTTTCCAACAGTTAAATCTATGTTTTTAGGCTCGCCTTTTTGCATCACTACTTGATTGATACGCTCTAGCTTTTTACTGCCATCACTACCCATTACCGACACGACACGCGCCGCGTCATAGATTTTAGGTATTAAGTCGATGATGATTTTACCAGTCCACTTGATAGCTCGTG